GTCCAACTGGCTGGATTGGCTAAGTCAGAGTTCGCAGGATTCACCGGACCACTCCACTTAAATCCTTTCGGATGGAAGATCATTCGCTGTCGAGTGATCAAAACATCTTCAGAAGCCAAGGTGTCTCGGTCAGTCTCAACTGCATCTCGTGGAGGAATGTTCCCCATCCCCATCTGAATCGAGCCTTGCTGGAACAGATAAGTGCGGAAGACCCCCGGACGCTCTGAGGTACAGGCGTCATCTACAATGATGCGCTTGCCCAAGTAGGTCGGCCACTGAACACCAGTCTCGGATGGTCGCTCATAATCAATCATGTCTTCCTTGGTCAGACTGTGATAGATCGAGCTGTGCATTACCATCGCTGCCAAGTTGCCACTGGCATCACCCAGTTTGCCCATGCAGTCAATGATCATCGTCGGAGAGAAAGCATTCCCTGATTCGTCTACCAAGTGAGTATCTCGAATCTCACCCTGATTAGCAGGCGTTGCATCGTACTTAAACATTGCATTCAAAACAGATAGCAAGATCGCTTGATGTCTTCGTGCCCACCATGTGCTCACCAGACCACCAATGCGATTCATCAGATCATCACCAGATTCCATGCGAGCTAGATAGCCAGCTCCCCATGCCTTGGCACGGTTGAGAACGACGCAGATCTCCTGCTCGGCATTGATGTTACTGACTGTGATGTCTGTACCTTCCTGAATGACATCGTCATCTCCTGACAAGTCATTGAAGAATGGCATGTGATACGTCTGACCCGCACCAGAAGCGTACTGCACTAACTGACCATTGCTCTGAGCAATTCCGCTGTTCAGGACTTCGCTCTTCTCTGCGGTTTGGACTTGAAAGTAAGGCGCAAAAATTTCGGGGATGATTACCTTCGACAGAGTTGTTACACCTGTGAAGTATCCGCCAATGGGAGTACCACCAGCACCAATAGGACCAGTGTAACCCGGAGGAGTGTAAGCCATTTTGATTTCTCCTAAATAATAAAATTGATATTTTTCTTACAACAATGATCACACTCGTTCCCCGAACAAGTCACTGATCTTTCAGTCAAATCAACGACACACTGTGTCTGACAAAAGGTCCGTCACTACTGATTTTGCAAACGGCATTATACCAAAGAAAATGAAAAGCTAGGGAAATTCCGACACTTAGCCATTCTCTGTATCAAGCGTATTCAAAGCTCAGTATATCTGCCAAAACAAAAAGCCAGTAGAGAGCGGCAAGAATCCAGACGATGTGACTGATGCCGCCCCCGTTTTGCTCTCCCATCAGGCGACAGGAATTCCCAGATCGATCCCCGCTTCACGAGCTAACCTTGCTGCCAGTGCAGGATCTTCGTTGAACAGTCTGGTCTGCTCAGAGAGAGAACGATGCTGTGGCAGGAATGGATTCTTGGTGACCTTCTGAGCCTTGCCACTTCCGACTGAACCAGTACCGACACTCTCTGCAAAGAGATGTCTTGCATTCTCGACTAAATTCTTCGCCCATTCTGTTGGAGAGATCAGCTCATCACTGCCCTTGGCATAGACCTTATTGCCATACTCATCAACAGCGTACATGCTGCCATCTTCATCAAGACGCCACTGAGACTTGGCTCGATACATGATATCCGGCATGGCTGCAGAATGAGGAACCGCTACGGCATGAACAGCATCAAGCACTTTCTGCTGAATGATGTACTCGCTCAACTTCTGCTGGTTCAGCTTGGCTCGTTTCTCAGCATCATCTTTCGCAGTCCGAATGCTATCCAACTGCTTCAAGTGCTCTTTCTTTTCTGCAGAGAGTCGCTGCTGAATCAAGGTTTCAATGTCACCCGACTTGACCATCTCCTGCTCTTCCATCGTCGCTAACTTTGCCAAGGCGTCACGAGCAGCTTCGGGGTCCAACCCTTCATAATTCTTTAGCTTCTCTTCTAGCTCTTCTCGTTGCTTGGAAAGATTAATGTTGTTCTCTCGGAACTCATTAATCTTTGCCTGCGCCTGTGGGGGTACACCATCAATGGATAAGACGAAGTTCCCCTTCTCTGTCTGCTCATAGAAACGATGCAGTTCTTCCGGTAACTCTTCTAAGGTGTCTACCTTGCTCTTCAACACTTCCGCCATTGTTCTACTCCTAGTAGTTTGGTCCAATCATCCCAGATAGACTGGGGGTAAACGCTTTAAGATACTGAGAAGATTGCTCCCCTCTGTTCGATATAAATCTCCACCTCGACTGCCGAGAAGAGAGTTCTGAGCAGAGCTGCCCAGTTTCTTGAACCAAGCCTCAAAAGAAACTCGGCTCAACTTCTTGCCGTCAACCTCAAACGGAATCACCTGAGATCGACAGTTCCAATGCCTTGGCACATCTACGAACTTCTTGCCATGACCTACCGGCTTGAACTTCCGGTCATACAACAACCCGTCATGCTCTTGACAAGTCGAAGTCGTCTTGCCATCCAGAATCGCTACACTACGAAATGTCTCCACCTGAGAAGCTCGCTTGTACGCAAACGTCCTGACCTTCGAAATCATCGAGTAGAATGAAGTCGTCACCAACGACTGAAGGGTGCGCTTGACCTCAGACAAAGCGCCACCCTGAAAGTCAGTCCCACTCCACTTACCAACTCTTAGCGTCTTTGGTAGATCCACCCCAAAGACTCGATCCAGTAACTCATCAGATAAGTGATTCTGCGACAGTGAGTACTGCAACGTCTTGCGTATCCGCTTCTTCGCTTTCCGAAAGATCTGAGTCAACCAGCCAGAACCCAAAGAGTACCCCTGAACCCGCTCAATCTTTCTCGGATGTTTCGTCAGTGGCAGCTCAAAGACTCCTTTCAGAAATCTTGCTTCCTTCTCTGCTACCAAGCGAAGCTGAGCATTTAACAAGCTGATCATTTGTTCCAAACGGTCTTCCAACAATGAGAAGATCACATCCAGAATCGACTTCGCACTCACACTCTTGGATCTAAGAAAACGAAAAGTCCTGCCTGTCGCTTCTTCACGAAACTGCAGCAAGACCTTCAGTACCTGATTCCAAACACCTTTCTCTTCTCGAAGCATCTCCACGGAACGACGATAGAACTCATCGGTCATCTTCTACCGCTTCTTCTCTGGCAGGATTCGGTGCCATCGTTACAGCACCAGCCATGCTTGTCGTCATCCGATCCGGCAGATCGTCATCCTCCAGCAAGGCTTCCTCCTGTTCAAAGGTCCAGCCCTCTGGGTAAATCTCGTTGCGCAACCGAATGTCAAACGCTGCCTTCCTTGAGATCAGACCCATCACCACTGCCTCATTGATCGCCTTCAATAAGTCGGCACTCATCTGGGCATCCAAGAAGTCACGGTTGATCTTCAAGCTCATCTCTTCATTCGGAGAAATCCAACCACCTGCAAACTTCAACATCTGGTTGATCCCCTTCTCGGCATACAACACGATGTTGCTCATCGCAGAAGTTTCCTTCGCCATCCTTAACCGGAACGTCTCTGCATTCTCTGCCTGACGATTCGTATCAAAACTGGCATCTCCACCAATACTGACGATGTGGCTGAATTTGTTGCTCATGCTCTGCATCACCGCTTCAATCCCAGAACCGGTAAACTCCAGCATCCCCAGCTTTGCATCCGGTGAACGAATCAGCTTGAACTCCGAGGGGCCAATCACGAAATCACCTTCGAGATCCTCTTCCTCCATCCCTGTGCCATACGGTGTCGGCATTGCCAGAGTGTGAAGGATTTGCTCAAGGTCAGAACTGTTCCGGTAAACTGCCAAAGAGATCAGTGCAATATCCAGCAGCGGTGGCTTCTCTATCTCAGAAAGCAAGCTGTTCGGATTCATGAAAGTGAAAGGGATCTCTTTCAAGGGAGCGCCGAACTGCATCGGGGTGTATGTCCCCAATAGCTCCTGATGGGTGCCGTGTCTCGTGTCTCCTACACGATAAAGCTCGACTGTGTAATTCCCAGACTCATCCAGAAAACAACGACGAAGCCGACGCTCTGCTTCTACTTCATCAATCTCATTGACGACGTAAACCTCTTCACCAAGATGCACCTCGACGAGGTG